TTATATTAAAGAAGTGAGGGACACCCCCCGCAGTGGAGGGTGACCCGAATGGAGGGCTAGATCTCTCTGGAAGTATCTTCAAGTACTTCTGGATCAGGAAGTTCTGGTTCATCTGTATCAATATCAATCAGCGCATCTTTGTTAAGATTTGACGATACAGTACCATTAAAAGACACACTAGCTGCTGTCATAATTGCATATTCTTTTTGCAAGCTAGCAATTTTTTCTTTCATAACAGTTTGTCTTTTATCAAGATCTACTAGCATTTGAAACGCAAACTGCGCTTCAGGGGATAGCAAAGAAACATCATAAGTGCCACTTTCTGCTACATATTTCCAATCAGTAATATCTGACTCACTCATTTTAAAACTCCGTTTCTTCTTCTTCGTAGCCAAACTCTGCACCATCAGCTGAGTCTCCACCACCACCATAAGGAACTAAGTCTAGCACCTGGACTGCTTGAAGGTCTAGACCTTTGAAGCTTCCATAGTGATTAGTAGTTTCCCATTCACGATACTGAACTTTAACTTCAGAACCATTACCTACAAGCACATCTAATTCTTCATTATTAGAATCAAGAAGCTTAGGAACTTTATTAAGCTTCCCATTCTTTTGTGCTACTTTACGTTTGATTACAAGAGCAGGGCCTTCTTGCATTTGTTTAATGCCATAACCTTTACTTGCAAAGCTTTGTGCAATATCTTCATCAACAAGTAAGTTGATAGAAAACACTGGTTCAAACTTTGTATTAGGTGTTGTGATAGAAGCCCAATAAGCTTTACCTTGTATTACAGCCATGTTTTTATTACTCCTTTGCGTTAAAAACCTGTACAGTTTATAGAGACTGATTAACTATGTCAACACTTTTATGTGCAAACATCCTACAACACCAGCCTAGTTGTAGGTAATCATAGTTTAACGATACCCCCTTATGCCTAATAGTTTTGCATTAGCACACTTGTTACATAATGTCTTCATCCATAAATGAACCATCTGCATAGGGTGGCCTTTACGACCACACTCTGCACACTTAACAGAATTATCTTTAAGCTCTTTCATAGTCTTTTACATTCATTCTAGTCATGTTAAGTTTATATTCTGCATCTCTAATTACTACATTCTTTTGATGCATAAGAGTCCAAGCAAAGCTTTCATCTTCTAGACCTGCTTCTATTAACATCTCTTCAAGCATCCTATGTTTAGCATCAGCACTAAGACTATCTAGAATTTCATATACGCTTTCTGCCAGACGCTCATCGTGAGCTTCTTTGTACTCGTTACTCATATCGTCACTACCTCTAGTTCTGTTTCAATCCAAACCTTTGCACCACAAGGTAAGGGATTATCTGGTGAATAAATTACTTTTGCTAAAGCTTTACCATCAGCATCAACTATAGCTGCATGATTAGCTTTACGATTCTGCTTGTAATCTTTTACTGTTATTACAGGCCAGGAACCACCCTTATCATTTGCTTTTATACTATGCTGATTAACGTGTATTCTAGTTTTCATTATGCCTCCAGTATTGCTCTGTCTTTATCATATTGTTCTGTCTGTTTTAAGATTGCTTCAGCATCAACAGCTTCTTGTAAAAGATGAATTAATATTTTCTTTAACTCATCAGGATCAATAACTGCTACGTAGCTCCCAGATGCTTCATGATAAGCAATTGCATAGTTTAAAATAATTGATAGGTCTTCTTCAAAAGTTGTCATTACCACTCACCTCCCTGTAGTTTAAACTCAACATTAGTATATAGACGAGATCTTTCATCTATAAACTCTTGAGCTTTACGCATGGCTTCTACTACACCATGATGATCAATAGAATAGGAAATCTCCATACCCCATTCACGATCTGGAATATGCTTGTTCCTATTCATAACCATAATCCATTGCTGTTTATTTTTTTTACTCATCTTCATCTCCTGTTTCCTTTAAACTTAATAGGTTTATTAGCCCATTCACGCCACCTTTTTTCGTCTAAAGCATGTGCTATTTCTAACATATCTGTCATAGACATATCACAGTATTTACAATCAATAAGTTTAATGCTAAATCCTAGATCATCAAATACTTCAGAAGGATTTTCAAATAAACTAACTCCGTCATCACCATCAAAGTATAAAGCTGCATATGAATTTTCATCAGTATGTAAGACAAACTGTGGTAAAAATCCATATCTAAGTTTTTCATACTCTTCTTTAGTAAGGCCAAACTTTTCGTATACTTTATCCATTAAACTTCTTCCCTTGTAAAACCAATTCTGTACAAAATGTTTTCAGCTTCCTCATAGTAAGGCTCCAAACGCTCTAAAGATTTTTCAGTATATTCTTCATTGCCTTCATCATCAGTTACTACTTCAAGAGGGCCATCTCCATACTCTTCAGCTAATATAACTGCAAGTTCTGAATAAGCTAAAACCCATTCCTCATCTAAAACTTTCATGCGTAGCATATCCTCAAAAATTAATTAGATTAAAGTAAGCAGTTTATACACATGCTTAGGTGCCGGAGATAACTTTATGCAGCTAGTCTGAATACGTTATTAGTTGTAATAACTTTTCTAACTCTTCCTAGTGCTTCAGTCTGTAGAGAAGTAACAGTCGCTGGACTGCTAGATGATGGTGCCTGGCACTTAGTACTCCAATCTGTTAGGACGTTGTATAATGACCATAAATTGCCACCAAGAGAAGGCTTGTACTCTGTCTTCCATAAAGTCCACAAAGTAGCTAATGGGCTGTGCTTACGCTCATCACCATTCTTATTCTTTGTAGCATCACGTAGAACTTCATACATATTAGTTGTGCTATTGTTAACCATATCAATGTGGCCAATAGCATACTGATTACGAGATAACAAAGCAATTACTTCAAAGGCTTGTTCATCTTTGACAGGTGTATTGATCCATTCATTCCACTTTTCTGATTCTTTCATAAAAGCTTCAAGACAGTTCATTACCTGAACAGCACCTTTCTCGTAGTTGATATTCTTTGTATGTCTCTGCTTAGATACTGCAAAGGCAGTACCAAATACACACTTATTAAGACATGCCCAACGCTCTGCACCACCTTCAAAGATAGTAGGCCAGCTGCCATCAAAGCTGTTACGACACAGTATGTCCAAAGATACTGGGCCTGTGTTGCCTACTTCAATAGTATGTGCTGGAAAGCTGTAACGAGCATAAGCTCTAGCACCGTCATGTGATACGGATACTTCTCTGGTCATGTCTGTAAGATCCAGCTTAGAACTAATGATTCTTTTCTCAATAGCTTGGAACTGCTCTGCATGGCTGTAGGGATTGTTATACTTTTCTCCTACAACAGATAACTGCTGGCCTGTATTAGCATTAATCAAAAGCTTTCTGCCTTCGACTCTTTTAGAAACTGGCACACCATGATTAGGAATCTGATAGTGCATATCTAACATATCAGTCTTGAATGTTACATCTTCACCCATTTGACCCAGACTCTCAATTACTTGAGTACGCTTGTTATGCTCGTTGTCTATAGAATATAGCATTTTATTATTTCCTTTTATAAAATAACTTATTGGATTGAGGAGTTCCCTCGCAGGACGGGAACGACGAAAGAAAATTACTATTTAACCTCATGTGTAAATTTAGATAACTGATCTGCATTATGCAAACTATTTATTAATGAGTCTGCTGCAAGATCCCATTCTTTCTTGTATTGCTTTTTAATTATTCTTTGTTTTAGTACGCAATGTCCACCAAGTCCCAACAACTCTGAAACAGCCTTCCAGCCCTGGTCGTTATGGACTTTATTAGCTTTAACCCTTGAACGTAAATAAGTAATCTTATCTTCATAGGTTAAATGTTTCTTTGAACTTTGCATTATTACCTCCTTTATTACTTTAATAGAAAAGCATCTTATGCACATAGCAGTTAATAGCAATTTAACGTGCATAAAATGCTTTAAACTTTATAGATTCTAACAACTAAATATTTATTTAGCAAATGATATTCTTTTTATTGCACACTTGCAACAAGTAAGAACAGTATCAAATACAATAGTGGCTGACTTAGGAACCTCACGGTTACAATCATCACAGATAATAGTTGGACACTTGTAAAGGCTTGTGTTAACCTTCTTATCTCTTGCATTAACTTTCTCCATGAGGACATGCTTCATCAAGATGTGCTAACAAGGTTACCTTTCCACTAAGATCTTCTTCAATACCATAAACCTTTAAAGGATAAGTATAATTATAATCACCTTTAAACGATATAATAATATCATTGGCTAAAGTATCTTCCTTTTTGTGCGATGCTAAATAATTTATCAAAGCACGATAGCTGTAATAATTACTCAATGGACTATTCCTTCTTGTTGTTGAACAGAATCTAACTTTAACTTAACTTCTTTTGCTTTTTCAAGTATCTTAATATGCTTATCAAGACTTGTTTGCAGCTGAATGTTACGATCAATAATAGTATTAAGGCATTTTTCTTTAAGGAACATGAACATTAATCCTTCTCTTTTGTTACCTTCCTTTTTACTTTCCTCAATATTACTATCACATAAATCTTTTATATTCTCTAAAAAATTTATTAGAATTTTATCTGCTTCAATAGCACACTCAGCTTCGTCACTTTGATCCATTAACATGGTAAATTTTATTGATAGTTCTTTCATTTGCATATCTCCTACAACACTGAACTAGTTTAGCTACAAAAAAAGGTGATGGGTAGTTTAACGTCATACCCAGGACGGAGGGGATTACTTAGCTGTGAAAGCGGCTAACTTGCTAGATAGGCTAGTTAACAACGACTGCTGATCTACCTTTTGCTGTTCAGCAGGGGATAGTCTAGCTTTCTTCTGAAAAGCCTCTTCAGTCGTAGGTAACTCAATGCTGTCACGCTGTGCTTGCACCTTAACAGCATCGACTAGCTCTTCAGGCAGTGCGCTGATGTTAGGGTTATTCATCAGTTGCCAGCAATCAGCCTTGGTAGCTCCAATGACTGTCAAGACTTTCTTGAGACAATCCATCGTGGCATTATCTGCTTGCAAGTTAGCAGCTTGCATATCCTCTTTGCTAATAGCTTTGAAGGTCAAGCTAGAACAAAACCTAAGACCAATGGCCGTAAGTAAAGCTTCTGAAGGCCCTGTAGCTTGGTTAGTAGGATTGCTGCTAGAATTATTTTCGTTTGTGTCCATCTCGTTTGTATTTCCTTAGACAAGTTTATGGGATACAGAAAGTTTTTTCTTTCTGCGAAGCAGAGGAAGAAAAAAGTTTTAGAAGATTGCCGTGTTTATCTCAGCGATTTAACCGATGAAATTTTTTAGTCAAATAAATCGCAAGGCAATCTTCGTTTGTTTAGTCGTTAGAATGATATTGTTTATGGAATTGATGGGCACAAATGATATAATCTACTAGGCCATTGAGTTTCTTAGGTTTTCTAGTTTGTTTATTGCAAGCATGATAATGCTAGAAAGTCTTGACAGGCTCTGTGTACTAGGAAGAGCTAGTCTTGGCTCTAGACTAAAGAGGCTTTTCTAGACTATCTAGTGTCTATATCTATCTACTAGCTAGGGCTAGGCAGGATGCCATACCCCCCACCAGTATATAGATAGCAATTATAAACATTTTGAAAGACTTTAGGATGTGTACCAGCTAGGCGGGGCTATAAAGCTTTATAGTATGCTGGATTATTATATGCAACCCTGGCTAGGGATTGCTCCAGTATAGAGTCTAAAATAGCATTTGTCAAGATATTTTTAAATATTACTTGACAAAACTAAATAAGGTTCCTATACTTAGCAACATGAACTATTTATCTCAGAAAAATAAAAAAAAAGAACTTACTGAAAAACAACAAACTTTTCTTGACAAAGTAGTTGAAGTAGGGGGTGATCTAAAATTAGCTGCTGAGTTAGCGGGGTATAAGGGAAATCACTATCAAGTTATAAATAGCGTTAAAAATGAACTAGTGGATTTAGCCCAAGACCTATTGGCTCACCATGCACCTAAAGCAGCCATGAAGATGGTAGAAGTATTGGATTCTGATCGTCCTATACCTCAAGCTAATATTAGATTACAAGCAGCACAACAGATCTTAGATCGTGTAGGTGTTACTAAAACTGAAAAGATGACTGTAGATCATAATGTTCAAGGTGGTTTGTTTATACTGCCTACTAAAGATGCAGTAGTAATAGATATGGAAGATATAGAATGAGTGAAATACCTGAAGGATATATCCGTAGAGTTACTTCTACTATTCCTTTTGGGTATGAACTTTCTGATATTCAAGGGTGGTTACAGCCTATTGAAGATCAATTAAATTCATTAACTTTAATATCTAATATGATAGTCAAAGAAGAACTTAGCCTTCGTATGGGGGCAGAGTGGCTAGAATATAAAACGGGAAGACGGATAACGGCTCGTGGTTTACAAAAACATATAGATAATAAATATGGCAGAAGAGCAGAAAGATTGGGAGCTTAATCCCGATAATTATTTAAAGAATGATGATGGTTCTTTTGTTTTAAAGGTAGATGGGACACCTAAAAAGAAAGCAGGAAGACGTAAAGGTACTACATCTCAATATAATTATCATAGTGAGCAAAAAGCTAAGATACAGGCTAGAAGGTCTGTAGCTAAAGATAAAAAAGAAATAAAGAATCTTAAACAAAAAATAGATAGTAAGAAGCACAGATTAAAAACTAAAGAAGAAGTTTTTAAAAAGCTAGATAATCTTAGCGATAATAAGGTTATCGAAGAGGAAACTCTAGAAGAATTACCAAAGTCTGTTCGTGAGCACTTAGATGTCACTGACCAAGATATAGTATTTAAGGCAAATGAAGGGCCTCAAACAGACTTTTTGGCTGCTGGAGAACTAGATGTTCTTTATGGTGGAGCAGCAGGAGGAGGTAAATCTTATGCTATGTTAGTAGATCCTTTAAGATATGCTCACAAAGCAGCACATAGAGCGTTAATACTTAGACGTTCTATGCCAGAATTAAGAGAACTTATTGATAAGTCTAGAGAATTATATCCTAAAGCATTTGCTGGATGTAAATTTAGAGAAGTTGAAAAGCTGTGGAACTTTCCAAGCGGAGCTAAGATAGAGTTTGGTTTCTTAGAAAGAGATGCAGATGTTTACAGATACCAGGGACAAGCTTACTCTTGGATTGGTTTTGACGAGATTACCCACCTGCCTACTGAATTTGGGTGGAATTATTTAGCATCTCGTCTGCGTACTACTGATCCAGAGATTGTCCCTTACTTACGTTGTACAGCTAACCCTGGTGGTGTTGGCTCTACTTGGGTAAAAAAGCGATATATAGATCCTTGTGTCCCTAATGAAAGCTTTGTAGGAAAAGACGGTTTAAGTAGAAAGTTTATTCCTGCAAGATTAGATGATAATCCTTATCTATCAGTTGATGGTAGATATGAGCAAATGCTAAAAGCATTGCCTGAAGTACAACGTAGACAGTTGTTAGAAGGTAATTGGGATATAACAGAAGGAGCTGCTTTTACAGAATTTGATATAGAAGTTCATGTTATTCCTCCTTTTGAAATTCCAATAGGTTGGGAGAGAGTAAAAGGTATTGACTATGGCTACGCTTCTGAAAGTGCTTGTGTTTGGGGTTGTGTTGATCCTACTGATGGCACCCTTATAATTTATAGGGAGTTATATCGTAAAGGACTTACAGGCGAAGACTTAGCTCAAGTTATTACTAACATGGAACTAGAAGATCCTTTTTCTGTTCAAGGTGTATTAGATACAGCAGCATGGAACAGAACAGGTACTACAGGCCCTACAGTTGGGGAAACACTTCAACGAGCAGGGCATAAACTGCGTAGAGCAGATAAAAATAGGATTCAGGGTAAGATTCAAATACATGAATACTTGCGAGTACAACCAAGTGGCAGACCAAAAATACAAATATTTAGTAGCTGTCCTAACTTGATAAGAGAACTTCAAAGTATACCTTTGGATAAATCTAATCCTGAAGATGTCGATACACATGCACCTGATCACGCATATGATGCGTTAAGGTATTTAATTATGTCAAGGCCAAAGGTTAATGACATATTTAACCAGTTTAGACACATGCGAATGGAACAGGCTTATACGCCAGTTGATTCAGAATTTGGATATTAGGAGGAATATATGACTAACCCAGTTGTAGATATACGAGATACGGGGCGTAACTCAGCGAAGTCGCTAGACGTTCAAGCCCTTTCAGATAATGTAATTACTTCAGCTACATCAACTACTACAGGCACTATTGCTGTAACAGCTAACGCTACTTATGATGTTAGCTTTACCCAACCTGCTGACACTTCAATTAAAAATCTTATTATGATTGCTAATGGTAACTTAGTTACTGGTGGTTCTTCAGGTGATGATATTGATTTTGATTTAGGAACAGCAGCAGGTGGTGGACAGATTATTGATGAAAAAGCTATTGCGGATGATGGTGGCAGTGCTGTTACTATTACTGCTAACACCCCTTTGTACATTATTGCTAATGGTGTTCCAGCCGCAGCTAACGGCTTTTCTACCATGAGTGGTGGCCCAGCTACTTCAGAAGCAATGACGCTTGCAGGTTCTTTGTATAGTGCTGCTGCACGTACACTGCACATTCGCTTAAAGCCTCTTGCAAGTGACTTAGCGACAGCAGCAACCACGGTTACTTTTTTAATTGAGTTTCAACATCTTGGTGTAACTCCAGACTAGTAAATTATGGCTGAAAATACATTAACATCAAACGAGCTTTACTTTGAAGAAGTAGAGAATGAACAAGGCATAAACCTTACTCTTGAAGAAAACCTGCAAAATAATATTGTAGGTTTAATTCAAGATAGATTTCTTTCTGCTAAAAATGCTAGAGATTTAGATGAGCAACGATGGCTTACTGCTTATCATAATTATCGTGGATTATATGGTAAGAATGTAAGGTTTCGTGAATCTGAAAAATCTAGAGTATTTGTTAAAGTAACAAAGACTAAAGTGCTTGCAGCATTTGGTCAGCTTGTTGATGTTGTGTTTGGTGCTAATAAATTTCCTATTGGTATTACAGAAACTAAAGTTCCAGAGGGGGTATCTAAGTACGCACATTTAGACACACAAAACCCCGTTCCTGGTTTAGAAACGACCTCTCCTGATGACGCTATCGAAGAAGGTACACCAGAAAATCCTTATGATGTTGGGTTTGAAGGAGATGGTCGTGTTCTAAAACCTGGCGCTACTATAGGGAATGGTAAGTTTGAAAATGTTCCTTTAGAAGTACAAGCTGAAAAGCAAGGTATTTTAAAAGAAGGAACACTACCAAGTCCTGAAGTAATAGAAGTCAGCCCTGCTCAGAAAGCAGCAAGGCGTATGGAAAAGCTGATACACGATCAAATTGAAGAATCTAATGGAGCTAGTGAAATTAGAAACTCTTTATTTGAAGCAGCTTTATTTGGAACAGGTGTGGTTAAGGGGCCTTTTAATTTTAATAAAACTCTTAACAGATGGACTGAATCAGAAGATGGTACTAGGGAATACTCTCCTATTTATGTGAGAGTACCCCGTATAGAATTTGTAAGTATTTGGGATTTCTTTCCAGATCCTAATGCTACAAATATGGCTGAAGCTGAGTACTGTTTTCATAGACATCGAATGAATCGGACTCAGCTTCGTGATCTTAGAAATGTTCCTTACTTTGACAAAGACGCTATACGCGAATGTTTGCAAATGGGGCCTAACTATATAGAAGAAGACTACGAACAAGAACTTAAAGACGATAGCCGTAGTGATGATTATGGTTCTAGTCAGTTTGAAGTCTTAGAGTATTGGGGCATCATGGATGCAGAATACTGTCGTCAAGTAGGTATGGAACTTGATGAAGGAGTTGATGATTTAGATGAAGTCCAAATTAACGCATGGATTTGCAATGGTAAGATGCTTCGGGCAGTGGTTAACCCATTCACGCCCTTTAGAGTACCTTATCACGCTTTTACCTATGAGCGTAATCCCTATAGCTTTTTTGGAATTGGCGTAGCCGAAAATATGGACGATTCGCAAAAGATTATGAACGGTCATGCTCGCATGGCTATTGATAATCTTGCATTGTCAGGGTCACTTGTATTTGATGTAGATGAGACTGCTCTTGTAGGTGGTCAAAGCATGGAAATATATCCTGGCAAAGTGTTTCGTCGCCAAGCAGGTGTTCCAGGAACAGCCATTAATGGTTTAAAGTTTCCTAACACTTCCCAAGAAAATATGATGATGTTCGATAAGTTTAGGCAATTAGCAGATGAGCAAACAGGTATTCCTAGTTATTCTCATGGACAAACAGGTGTTCAAAGCATGACTAGGACTGCCTCTGGCATGTCCATGTTACTTGGTGCTGCTTCACTTAATATTAAAACAGTTATTAAAAATCTAGATGACTTTCTTTTAAAGCCTCTTGGAGAAGCTTATTTCCAATGGAATATGCAATTTTTAGAAAGTGAATTAAATGTTGAAGGCGATCTAGAAGTTAAAGCAACAGGAACAAATAGCTTAATGCAAAAAGAAGTACGAAGCCAAAGGCTTACTACTTTCTTGCAAACAGCTTCTAATCCTGCTGTAGCTCCTTTCATTAAAATTAATAAGCTTATTAGTGAACTTGCTTTTAGTTTGGATCTTGATCCAGATGAACTTCTGAATGATCCAGAAGAAGCAGCATTAATGGCTCAGATTATAGGAATGCAAAATGCTGGACAAGCAACTGGCGCGGAAGCTGGCCCCACTGGTCAAGAACAAGCAGGAATGGCAGCCGCTGGAGGAGTACCTGAACAGCCTCAAGAACTTGGAGCTACAGGTACTGGTGGGGGCAACATCGGAGTTGGAAATGTACCGCAGCCAGGGGAAGATGAATTTGCTGGGTAGATTATTAGAGTTACCACAAGTAGTAAACGAAGTTTTAGAAAGGAAAGAAGATAATGGCTGAAGTTATGAATCTAGATCCAAGTACAGGTAATCCTGTAGAAAGTAAACGTATTGCTGATGCTAATAAAAGAGCAGAAGAAGCATACATGAAAAAAATGGAATCTTTGTTGGGTCAAGATTTATATCGTATGGAAGTTTTTACTGCTGAAGAAGAAGAAGAAATGGAAGCTATAAGAGCTTTACAAGAAGCAGAACGAAAGGGTCGAGAAGCTTATGATAGAATGGCTAAACCTGAAGATCGTATTCCTAAAGCAGAAGGTGGTAAGTTTCCTGATCTTACAGGTGATGGTGAAGTAACACAAGCAGATATACTTAAAGGGCGTAAAGTTTTTCAGGAAGGTGGCACATTAATGATGCCAGCAGAAGGAATGCCAGTAGATACCTACGATAACATCCCTCCAGAAGAGATGGATGAGGCACTAGCTTCACAACTTCCAGATAATCAAATGGAAGATAGTTATATAGATTATATTTTAGATGAATCACTTGATGATTCAGAACAAGAATATTTAGCAGATGCATTACAAAAAGATCCAAGACTAGAAGGTATCTTAGATAAAGTAATGATAGCTGCTTCAGAGTTTTCAGGTGCTGGAGAAGTCGAAGGCCCTGGAACTGGTGTATCAGACTCTATACCTGCTCGTTTGAGTGACGGTGAGTTTGTATTTACCAGAAAAGCGACCGACCAATTAGGCGCAGACAATCTCCAAGTAATGATGGATGATGCTGAACGTGCTTATGATGGCGGTTATCAAATGAAGGCTGAAGGTGGAATGATGGATGAAGAAGATCCTGGCATAAGCAAAACTCAAGAGGAAATTGAAAAGCTTATGATGGGTGCCAACAGAATGCCTAGTCTTCAATAATTTTTACGGCTACCTTGGTAAGACAAGCCCCATTTACTCGACGGAGTTAATAATGGCTACCTTGCAAGACACAAGCCCCGTAGAGGAGATTGAGAAATGTCAGAACCACAATACGAAGAGGAAGTAAGTAACCCATATAATGCACGTAAACCTTGGCATACGCCAGATGAACCTCGTAGAGGTGATGCAGATGGTTTATTTTATCCAGAGCAACAACAGGCTACCCAACAAGATTTGGCCCCTGATGAAGAAGAAGCTCAGCCTCGTAAACGAACTAACTATAAAAAAAGATATGATGATCTAAAAAAACATTATGATCATAAGCTAAATGAGTTTAGGCAAAAAGAAGAAGAACTTCGTGCTATGGCTCAAGCAGCGCAACCTGCGTATCAGCCTCCTAAGTCTGAAGAAGAGTTAGAGACTTTTAAGCAGGAATATCCTGATTTGTATAATACGGTTGAAACTGTTGCACATATGCAAAGTCAACGTCAAGTAGCAGATCTTGAAGCACAACTACAGTCTATGCGGCAACGTGAGTCTGAAGTATTGCGTAGAGAAGCTGAAACTACGTTGAAAGAAAGACATCCAGACTTTGAAGATATTAGAGGAAACGATGACTTTCATGCATGGGCAAAAGAACAGCCAGAACAAATACAGGATTGGATTTATAATAATCCAGATAATGTATCTTTAGCATCAAAAGCTATTGACCTTTATAAGTTAGAAACTGGCGTAGCTCAAACAAAATCGCAGCCCAGACAACGTAGGCAACCGCAGGGTAGTGCAGCTGATATGGTATCAACTAAAACTACTTCTGTAGACGCTAAACAGCCTAAAGTTTGGACTGAACGGGAAATTGCTGCTATGTCCCTTGATCAGTTTGATAAATATGAAGATGAAATCAAACAAGCTATGATGGAGGGAAGAGTAGTAGCATAAATTTAATTTGTGTTATTAGGAGTATATTAACATGGCTTTTAACCAATCAGATCAATTTTTTGAACCAAGTACAGATACTAATGCTAACTTTGGTAACTCTGTATCAGGACAAACGAATTCGTTTTTCCTACCTAAAGTTTATTCCAAGCAGGTACTAAACTTTTTCCGTAAGTCTTCTGTAGTAGAAGCAATTACTAACACTGACTATGCTGGTGAAATCTCTGCATTCGGTGATAGTGTACGCATCATTAAAGAGCCAGAAATTACTGTTTATCAGTATGAACGTGGCGCTGATGTAACTGCTACTAAACTTACTGACCAAGAACTAACCTTGGTTGTTGACGTAGCTAACGCTTTCAAATTCATCGTTGATGATATTGAAACTAACATGTCTCACGTTAACTTCCGTGACGTAGCAACTTCTTCAGCAGCTTACGCATTGCGTGATGCTTTTGATGCAGGTGTTATTGCTGAGATGTTTGCTGGTGTATCGGCTTCTAGCCCTAACCACATTCTTGGTTCTGACAACGCTACTGACCTTGCTGCTGGCACTTTTGACGGTACTGGTAACTTGGACATTGGTTTCGGTTCTAGTGAGCATGATCCTATTGATGTTCTTTCTCACATGGCTCGTTTGCTTGATGAGCAAAACGTACCTGAAGAAGGTCGATGGTTCCTTGCTAATCCAGAGTTCTATGAAGTACTTGTACAAAGTTCTTCTAAACTCTTGTCAGTTGACTACAACGCAGGTCAAGGCTCAATCCGTAACGGTTTGGTAAGCTCTGGCAAGCTTCGTGGTTTTGATATGTACAAGTCAAACAACATTGCTGCAACTACTAATGCTGCTGGCAAGTGCTTGGCTGGTCACATGTCTTCTACGGCTACTGCACAGACTATTACCAACACTGAGGTTCTTCGTGATCCTGACAGCTTTGGTGATATTGTTCGTGGTCTGCATGTATATGGCGCACAGGTACTTCGCTCTGAAGCTCTTGTGTCTGCTTTCTACGGCATCGACTAGTACTGGATGGGGCTGCTTCGGTGGCCCCTTTCCTTTTTGGAGATATTTAACTATGCCTCAAATTGGTTCAGAAACAAATCCTGTTACGTTTAGAAAAGCTATTGTTGGTAAAGGAAGCAGATTCCGTAAAGGAATGAATCTTTCTCAGTATAAAGATAACTATGATCGTATTTTTAACAAAGGTGAAAATACAATAGAGTATGAAACAGAGATAGAAGCTGCTAGAGAAAAAAGTAAAACATTCTCAATGGAGCAAGATTAGTGAATAAAGTTCCAAGAAAGAAAGGGTATGTTCCTAATAAATACACAGGGAGAAGTATGATGGTTTATGGTGGTATGGATCGTAAAAAAGCTGCTATGGGTTACTCTGCGATGGATGAAGATATGGATCGTGAAATGAAAAAGAAAATGCGTAGTGGCATGATGGGTGGTGGACGCCAAATGTATGGACACGGCGGTAAAGCAATGAAGTCTGATATTTATGCGATGGAAGACGCTTGCAATAAGATGGCTGGCTACAATATGAGCCTACCTAAAAAACGATGAAAGTTTCAGCACCTAAAGGCTATCATTGGATGAAACAATCTAAAGGTGGTTATAAACTTATGAAGCATGAA